TAGTAGTGTATCAGGCTCCGTACCGAGATGATGACGGACAAGTACCAAACAGTCTATACTTTATAGCACATGACCCGTATGCTCACGACACGTCGCAGGGTAACTCCTTAGGTTCTGCGTATGTATTTAAGCGCGCTAACCCGTGGAGCAAGCCAGATGATATGATTGTAGCTAGCTATGTGGGACGTCCAGACACGCAAGACGAGTACAATGAAACGCTGTTCAAGCTGTCTGAGTATTACAACGCTAAGATAGGTTTCGAGAATGACCGAGGTGAGGTAATTCCATACGCTAAACGGACTAAGAATCTGCATATGCTCATGGAAGAGGTGGAGTTGTTTGACCGCTCTAACGGCTTCCGTGCAAAGAAGCTTGGACGTAACTATGGTTTATCTATGGGTAGCAAACAACGTAAGGCTCAGGCAGTTCTATATCTACGAGATTGGCTCCGTACTAAAAGAAGTATGGACGAGAATGGTGAAAGTAAACTTAATTTGCACTATATTTACGACATAGGCCTAATTGACGAACTTATCAAGTGGAACGATAGGGGCAACTTTGACCGTGCATCTTCCCTTCTTGTTGGTATGTTCTACATGATGGACCTTCTTACGAAACCCGTGGTAACGGAAGGCGTGGAAGAATCCCACGATTCTTTCTTTAACAGGGATTTCTTTGCATAAGATATGAGCGACAATCGTCAAAAGAACTTTATTCCTCGCCAGAAACTCAAGCGGTCTAAGAAGACCAAGCAGTGGGGCAAGGATTGCGTCGAAGGCTTTATCAATCAATCTTCATTTTTGCAGAACTCAAAGTCGGACCTGCTCCGATACTACGAAGCATACAATGGGGTGTTGGCTGAGACAGACTACAACTACGTAACTAATCCGTACAACTCTCAAGCTGGTAAGAAGCGTAACTTCCCTGCCAAGCTTCGAAACTACAATATCATTAAGCCGGTGGTAGACTTGCTGTTGGGTGAGAAAACTCAGCGCCCTTCTAACTACTCGGTAACTGTAACCAACGGAGACGCTGTCTCCCGAATGGAAGAGAAGAAGCAGAAGGCAATTGCTGAATCTCTGCAGCAGATGTTTATCAACGAGTTGAATTCAATGGGAGTAGACACAGGACAACCGTCAGCAGAGACGGAAGAGCCTGAGTCTGTTACTAAGTACATTGAGACTAGCTATCAAGACTCGCGAGCTATTGTAGGACAGCAGGTTCTTAACTACCTACGAGACTACCTTGACTTACCTGATAAGTTGCAAGCTGCATTTTTTGACTGGTTGGTATCTGGATATGTGTACAGCTACAAAGGGGTATGCATGGATGAGGTGGAGTATGACATCGTCTCGCCCCTTGACATTGACTACAGTAAGTCCCCCGGTGTTGAGTTTGTAGAAGACGGGGACTGGGTAGTACGCAGAGAGCTGATGAGCAGCAACGCAGTACTTGACCAGTTCTATGATTTGCTCACCGATAAGGAAGTTGACCAAGTTGAGAGCCCACACCGCAATCGCAGTGGCAGCTTCTCTATTCCTTTCCTTCAGCGCATCGAAGAGAACTTTGGTGACGACGAGCGCTTTGTTGAAGTCATGCACGTTTGCTGGAAGTCTTTTAAAAAGGTGGGAGTTCTTACGTACACTGATGAGTTCGGGATTAGCCAAGAGCTTATGGTGGACGACTCTTACCGTATGGACAAAGATGCGGATGAAAGTGTTGAGTGGTTCTGGGTTAATGAAGTATGGGAAGGCTACCGGATTGACGGTGACATCTACATAGGCATTGAGCCAATCGAGGCACAGCGCAACGCGTTGAGCAATATCTCTGTATGTAAGCTGCCTTACAATGGGCGTGCATACAGTAATCGCCACGCGGAGAACATCAGTATTGTAAGCATGGGCTTGCCTTATCAAATTCTTTACAATGTGTTCCACTACCGTATGGAGCTTACGATTGCCAAGAACAAGGACAAGATTGCGCTTATCGAAATGAACACCATCCCCAAGCGTCATGGCTGGGACGAGGAGAAGTTCATGTACTACGCAGATGCCATGGGCTTTGCGTTTATTGATTCTACTGCAGAAGGCAAGAACAACGAGCGTGTGTCATTTAACCAGTACCAAGTATTGGACATGTCACTCGGTCAGTACATTGCTGCACAGATGCAGTTGCTTCAAGCTATCAAGCAGGAGTGGGAAGAGCTGCTCGGAATCAGCCGTCAGCGTAAAGGTCAGATTACTGCAGCCGATGGCGCAGGTACGACGCAGTCTGCTATTGCGCAGTCTACTGCAATGACTGAAGAAATCTTCCGCAAGTTTGAAAAGTTCGAGCAGAAAGAGATGCAAGGTTTGCTTGACGTGTCTAAGCATGCTTTCCGAGACGGCAAGAAGATTCAGTACATTGCTGACGACTACCGTAACGCTTGGCTTGATATTGAAGGAGCAGAATATGGGGAGTCTGAGTTTGGTATCTTTGCTAAAAACGCCAGCAAGGAGAATCAAAAGATTCAGCAGATGCGTCAAATGGTAATGTCGTTTGCACAAAACGGTACAGGCCCCGGCACAATTGCAGACATTCTGGATGCCGACAACTTCTCTCGTATTAAGCAGCTTGCTAATGAAGCGGAGAGGAAGCAAGAGGAACTACAGCAGATGGGCCAACAGGCCCAACAACAGATGGAACAGCAGAAAGCTCAGGCTAAGATGCAAGAAATCCAGATGGAGCAAGGTTTTGAGGCTGAGCAAAAGCAGCTTGACCGTGAGACAAAAGTCCAAGTAGCTACTATTAATGCAGTATCTAAGGACACGGACCATGATAATGATGGTAAGACTGACGAGAAATAAGTCACATAGATAATAAATCATACGATTCTTTTGTATCTTCGAATCGTATAACTTAAATTTGAAACAGAATGTCAGAAAACAAAGGTCTGGGCATCGACAAACTTGGTTCTGTCGATTGGCTGAATGATAACAGCGCTCCTACACCCCAAGAGGAGGAGACCCAAACAGAGCAGGCAGCTGAGCCCCCCGAGGCAGCTACCGAAACGACGGAAGGAAAGGCAGCAGAGCCGACCACCGAAGTCCAAACAGAAGAAACCCCCGAGGTTCAAGACGAAGTTGAAGAGACCGTCGAAGAGCCTGTGGCAAATGAACCGGCTGCGGAAGCAGCTGAACCTAGCGCTGAAGACGCAGGTATGTTCGCCACACTCGGCGCTAAGCTGGGTTACGAAGTGGAGGGTGACTTTTCTGAGGACTACGACGGGCTCGCTGAGTACACTACCGCTGTAGGACAACAGATTGCAAACGAGCAACTGGAGAAGATTTTCGCAACAATGCCTGATGTGAGAGAGTACTTTGAGTATCGCGCCAACAACGGCGACCCACTTAAGTACTTTGAAGCACAGCAAGCTCAAATGGATTACAACTCCATTCAAGTTGATGACAACCTTGCTGTACAAAAGCGGGTTGTTATTGACGGCATGCGACAGCAGGGTTTTGGAGACGAAGACATTTCACGCATGGTAGAGTCTTACGAAGACGCCGGTATCCTAAAGGACAACGCTAGCATTTATCTGCAGCAGTTGCAACGGACACAGGGGCAGCGTAAGGAACAACTCCTTGCCCAACAGCAGCAAGAGGCATCGCATCAAAGAGCTGAGGCTGAGGCTTACTGGAATGGGGTACAAGAAACTATCAATGCTGGTAACTTGAAAGGTATGTCAATCCCGCAACGTCAACGTGGCAGGTTCTATGAGTGGATGACCACTCCTGTGAATGAGCAAGGCGTAACGCAGCGGGATATTGACCGTCAAAATATTGACCAAGAGACTGCCCTTGCAGTAGAGTATTTACTCTATCAAGGGTTTGACCTGAAGAAATTGGCGTCGAACGCGGCGGCTACTCAGAAGGTTTCTTCTCTGAAGTCTAAACTTACTGCTGCTCCGAGTGCGGGTAGTCGTATGAAGTCCCGCACTAAATCGGGCACGACCAAGGCGAACACGATTCCTTCGTTGAAGGATTTACTGTAAGCTAATTTCTAACTATTCAACCATCCAAAATTATGGCTGATAACCTCAAGAAGTTGCGTTTGTATGAGGATACCTTCAATGGCGAAGGTATGACCGACGAAAACTCGTTGGCCAATGCTCTGCTCACGCAACCTGATGTTTTGTCCCCAGTGATTACTCACCTGAGCGGACGTGAAGACAAGCGTTTCCCACTCTCTTTCTTGACTGAAGGATTGGGCAACGTCAAGTACATTAACGATATCGAGTATGATTATCCAGTGATGGGCCGCATCAACAAGTCTGTTGCTGCTGTCGCCAACACTGCCATCTCTGTCGTTGGAGGTACTGTTACCTTTGCCGAGCGCTGGTTCAACAAGAACTACGTTATCGAATTCGGTGACACTAACAACACGCAGCTGCGTATCACGGGTGACCCCACCCCCGGTGCCGGCGGCTTTGTATACCCTGTTCAGTTGGTTACTTCTGACAGCACCGCTACCGTAAGCTCTTCGGACCTTGCCGGTATCCTTGCTGTTCAGTTGTTTGCTGCTAACGCGTTCTCTGGTTCACGTGGAACTGAGAGCAACTGGGTCGCTCCATCTAAAATGCGCAACCAGATTTCTCTGTTGCGTAAGTCTTACCGCTACGAAGGCAACATGCCTGACCGCGTTGTGAACTTCGAGTTCAACGTTGGCGGACGGACTACCAACCTCTGGTACGACTTTGAAGAGTACCAGCACATGTTGCGTTGGAAGGAGGAGTGCGAGCTCGCTATGTGGTACAGCAAGTACAACCGCGATGCTAACGGTACTATCCACCAGACTGACGAGAACGGTAAGCCTGTGCCCTTGGGTTCTGGTGTTCTCGAGCAGATTCCTAACGTGGATACCTACTCACAGCTCACTGCTGCTAAGTTGAAGTCTGTTGTTCGTGACGCTCTCTATGGAGCCTCTGACGCTGCACAGATGAACATCGTCATGTTCACCGGTATCGGTGGTATGGAGGAGTTCGACAACGCTATGAAGGAAGAAGTGTCTACTGGTGCTTACATCAAGAACACTGACCCTGCTAGCTTTATCAGCGGAAGCGGT